GATGTCGGTGGCGTTAGTGCTACTGCTAACCCTATTGCAAATAGTAGTGGGAGCGTGACAAATCAGGCGATCCAGGTACTTCAGGGTCCTTATATCACTAACACCTACGGGAATGGCATTCAATGTCAAGGTCCAACCTTGAATGTGACGCCGTTTATGACAAGAACCGGCTCGTTCCAGCTCCCTTACGAAGATTACTATAACGATCCTGTTTATGATACAAGCGACCTAAATGATGACGGAGTTATTGATAATCCAGGCAAGATTTTATACCACCGTCCAATTAGAACTGGACAAAAAAGTAACTATAGTTGGAACGGAGGATTATCTGCAACCTTATCAATACCTTTAGATGGAGGTTTGCAAGCTCGATGTAAACGTGCAGCAGAAGCACAGATAGCATTGCAAGAGCAGATGCTTGCTAATCGAAGATTGGATTTTGAGATCGCTAGATTAAAAAATTGTGGAGAATTAGCTAAGGCCGGAATTACTTTTAGGCCAGGTAGTCAATTCGCAAAAGTCTGTGCTGACATCGTCGTGAAGATGCCAAATGAAACAGTGGCACCACACGTTCACCCTATTTCTTTAACGCCCGCCGCAACTCACGAAGAGCACGATTCCGATCACGCTGGGCAAGACGTCTCTCTTGAAGTGATTCCATTTTCTGGGGCTTCCCACGCAACGCAGAAATCTTCTTCATTGCCTTCTTCACAGCAGGTTTCACCAGCTTTAGAAGCAAGTCGGCAAGCGGCTTTGCTAGGAGGGCCGCTGAGGTCGCGACAACAGCAATAGATGCAGTCGTTGTCACCTGCTGAGGGGATGGCAGATAATCTGTGATCGTGACAGTGGGTTCAGAAACTTCTGTTTTTACTGGCTTTTCTTCGACTTTCTCTGGAGGTTGTTTCGTTTCTGTTTTTGATTGTTCCGACTTTGTACCAGGGACTGGTGCGGGTCCAGGGATTTCCGGAGCATCTGGTAGTGCCGGTGGTTCAGGCTTGTACGAAGGAACTGGTGCCTCTGTGGTGTAAACCAAATCCTCTGGGGTGTAATCCAAAGGTGTAAAAGAAGGAGCCCCTGCGTCGCAGTGAGTCACAACCCCATTGGGGTCGTCCTCCATGATGGAATTAGATTTACCAGACTGAGTATGTGCTTTGACACAGCCTGGTAGTTGAATTATTGGTGTACCGAGATTCACTGTGACAGGAACCTCGATGGTGCTTACCACTGGAGGTTTGACCATCCAGCTGTGAATCCTGACAGGCGGGAGGCTGTTGATACCTATGTCAGGTATATCAGGCATTTATCCCAAAGGGATAGCAGGTCCGGTTTGTTTCGGAAGTGCTTTCAACTGATTGTTGTGTTGAAGCTGCATCTCTGGCTTCACCTTATCGGTGAACATCGAATCCATATTCCCGGTCAGAGCTTCGGTCTGCTTACCAAGTTGATTCGTCAGCTGACCACTGATGCTTTTAATCAGAGCTTCTTTTTGCTGTTCGATAATCTTATCTTTGTTCAGGTAAAGATAACCGATCAGCAGGTTTGGAGCCAAAGCAAGAAGGGCCGTGACTGAAACGAGGATTTTCAGAATCATTCTTCAGAATCAGCAGGGTCAGGCGTGTTGCCTTCAGCAACCCACTCAAGGTACTCTTGGTAATCGCAATTAGCAGGATCTTTTGGAACGTAAGTGATCACGTTGTTTCGAATTTTTAAAATAAAAGGTGCGACAACAACGGAGCCATCTAGTGGACTGGTGGAGTCAGCAACGAGTTGATAAGAAAAATCCATGGTTCAAAGTTCGGCGGCAAATTCGCCTTGATTCATGAAAATAACAAAAGAATCAGAGGTGGCCGCCCCCGTAGCATCCATCACAAAATTAATGCCATTTTTGTTCAATGTGGCGTTGCTTGAAAGGGTGCTACTACCAAAGCTTCCAGTGTTTTCCCTATAGCTAAGAGAGCCATAAGTGGGCGAAGGCGTAGCTCTCATTTCAGGAATAAATGGTACAAATTGACTGCAAATTTCGTTACTAATTAGAAATTGTGCAGCCATATATCTTGGACTGCTTATGTGATAATACCTTTTACATCTAAAAAGCTCATCGGCGTAGCTTCTGTGCTCAAACGCTGTGGCGACGTTGCCTACTTCTAGTTGTGCTCCGGTCAAGTAAAATTCGTTAGAGGTGCTGTCGGCGATATTTATAGTCCCCACAGCACGATTTGCATTAGTCACAGCTGCAAACCCACTTGTGTTTAGTGTTCCACTTGTAAAGTCAGAGCCGCCACCTAACCAGTGATAGACAGCTAATTCAGAGGACTCGTCGTTGGCGAGAGCAGAAGCAGTATCCCCATCAATAGTGACTTCTTTATGCTCCCAGGTGTTAACAGTATTGACTGTATAAGTAGCGGAGACTTGCCTAGAATTACCGTCTTGAAAAAATTCCAAGATGTGAGTACCTGTCTTCGGTGATCTGACCCAAAACGAATACGTTAATTGTTTAGCAGAAGATGAACCGAAGTCTAAGTGCTGAAGATTTTGTCCTTCAATTTTTTGTCCTAATAAAATAAAATCACCCGCTGCTGGAGATGCATCCGCAGTCGTGCAATCAACCTTTATGGAATTTGAAAAACCGGCGGGAGCTTCAGTGCTTCGGCTAATACTGAAGCTGCCCATTGTATTGATAATAAATTGGAACCTATCGAGCACATATTGAGTTACTGTGGCCCCCGTTACATCCGAGCGTTGCCGGACTTGCATCGCACCATTGATTAACAGGTTGCGATTACTCAGCTGACCACCGTTAATATCCGTAATCTTGGCATTAACACCGCCGCCACTCGGTGATTCGATATTCGTTACCTTGAGCGTCGACATCGCTTACCTCTAGTTAGATCTATTATAAGTTGTTTTATTTATTCAGCTAGGCCTCACAGGCCAGGTGGGGTTTGCTGGATCGCTGGTGTTAGCGGGTAGATCCCGCAGTGCCTGCCTGTATTCTGCCATCTCTGTAGAAAGCGTCACGTCAGACAACGCCAGATAGTCAGTCTCTGCAAGACGACGGTTGCGCTCTTCACGCAGTTCCTTCATTGGAATCAACGATTGAAGACGGCTCATTTCCGCTTCAATTTCAGCAACTGAGGGTTGATCAATTTCAGTAGAGTGCCAAATCAGATTGGCAAGATCTCCACCAATGATTCCGAAATCGGCCCCAGGGGCGAGGCTTTTGATTGCGTCAGATCTCAAGGACATCAGCCTAGCTCCACAAGTGTGATTGTTGACGTTCCATTGACCGTGCCACCGTCATATTGAAAAAACGCTGTACTAGAACTGGCATAATTTCTAGCCTGTGTTTTATATGTCAGCTGAGAAGTACCTGCCGACCTGCTGTCGTCATTGTAAATCAAGGCTTTATGTTCGTAAAGGTTTACCCCTGTTGAACCTGCTGATTGTGCAAACACATCAAACGGACCAGTTGCATCGCCAACAGGATCGTAGATAGTGGTTGAGCCTCTTAAAATCCTGATGCCAAGACCCGTAAAAAAGGTGGACGAAGTTAGTGAGAGGTATTGCTGGTTAACAATCACTAAAATATCACTGTCAGACTTTAACGGCGTTATGTTTGCCGTCAAATTTGTATCCGTATAAGTAGTCCCTGTGATTTCTGCTTCTGTTGTTGTTTCTGCATAGACGACCTGAAGAATTGCTGTATCTCCAAAAACTAAAGATCCTGCAGTTGATCCGTTTCTTAAGGACTGAAAAGCACTGCCGTTGCTGGTTGGCAACGTAAGGGTGTTACTACCAGCTGCAGCTGGTGCATCGATCTCAGTAAAGCCTGAGCTGCTTCCGTTGAGTCTTAAGGTCATTCTGTTGCCTCCAATGCTGCAACTTTAGTCTCTAATGTTTCAATTCGCTCTTTTGCTTCTTTTAATGCCGCCACAAGAACTGGAACCATGTGGCTATATTCCAAAGTTTTATATGTGCCAAGCTCCTCATTCAGTGAGTTATGCGAATCGAAATCACCTTCGCTTAATTTATCTGACTCAACTGGACATGCGTGCTCAATTTCTTTAACAACTTCTGGGAAATGCTGCTCAACTTCTTGCGCAATCAAGCCTAAAAACACACCATCACCAACAGTCGCGCGTTGATCTGTATTTTCTTTCCACCGATATTTAATCGGTTGTATATCGTCTAATTTGCTGAGAACATCGGTCGAAATAGGTTCGACAACATCCTTCAATCGAGAATCAGAACCTTGATAGGTTCCAGAAATGAAGGTACTACCGGCGCCGTAAAGAGCCCAAGAGTTAGTCCCGTCGAAGTAACCTAAAATTCCATAAACACCAGCAACTTGACCAATAGCGCCGCCGCCTGGGGAGCCTGTAGCTGCTATATAATTTCCGTAAAGGGCATAACGTGTTCCTGTGGCACTAGCTGTTGCGGAACTAACAGCGTATATGGTTTGGTGGGCTGTGCCTATAGAAGATGACTCGGCATAAATGCCAGTGTCGGCAATTCTATTACTGCCTGTATAGCGTAAATCTACTTCTGCGAAACTCGTAACTGCCTGCTTTATAGCCACCCCACCGTTATTTCCAATCCTCATCCGCTCTGTCGGGCTTGACGCACCATCTGCAGTAGTGGAAACCACTAAGCGGGTTGGCATGTCGTTTGAGCCAGGAGTGGTGTCTACAAATGCAGATATTCTGGCCCCTTCAACAAACTCAGCTCCATCATTCCCTTGAAAACCAATAAATCCCAATTCACTCCCATCGATAACAGCCGTATTCCCGCCTATAGATCCACTCGCTTGGTGGCCCAAAATTAAATAGCCACCCTCTCCACTATTGCTGCTAGATGAAAAAATTGCAGCTCCTCTAGCGCTGCTGGTAGTACCTTCAATTTGAAACGCCTGACTGAGACTGGTTTGATTAAACGTATTACTACGCGCAGTAGACGTACCAACTAACAGCTGCCCCGAGCTATCAACCGTTGCCGCAGTGCTGCCGTTTGTTGAAATATTTACTTCGTTCGCACCAAAGAAAATACCGCTATCGGTATCATCACCTGTCAACGCAGGAGCCGCAGCTGTTCCATTTGTGACTTTAAGTGGCGTGATGCCGTCTGTTCCGCTGATAGTAATTGCCATAATTTACCTCAAATCACCACCCAACTTGAAGAGGACGGAATAGTAACCGTGACCCCTGAATTAATTGTAATCGGCCCCGCACTATGGGCGTTCCGGTTCGTAGGAATAGTGTAACTCGTATCTACCGTTTGCTCATTCAAGAAAAAGACGTGGTTACCTGCACCACCTGTGGCGCCCGTAAAGTTTGACGCCAGCTTTGCTTCAGTGACCGTTCCGTCAGCCGGGGTGTTGATGTCGACCGAGTCCCCTTGCATGACTGCAAAGAAGTCAAGACCTGACCCCGGGGGCGTCGTAAATGTGATCTGACTATTGGCTACGGTGTAGTCGACACTCGGATTCTGAATTACACCACCGACTGACACCGTGAGCTGCGAGGAACTAGCAGGAGCAACCGCAATCCCACTTACCTCGAGGTCAAATGTTGCTAGCGTTCCGTTGAAAGAACCGGAGATGTCATCGATCTCACGGTTCTGACCACGTGCTACGCCTCTACCGATGTATGGCACAGTGAACTACCTCTTGATCACTCTATTCTAAAGGAGTAAGTCTTTTGTCCTTACTCCTCTCCAGAGTCGGCAGGTTCCGGGGTGTTGCCTTCAGCGACCCACTCAAGGTACTCCTGATAGTCGGTATTGTCGGGCGCCATAGGAATTAGCGCACCATCCTCTTTACGAAGAATGCAAGGTGCTTCTTGGTTGAGCATGGAATCCCAGCACTTTTTATAGGTGTAAGTCATAATTCTGCTGCAGCTTTTAAAATACCTGTTTGAGTGCCATTGTACACAGCTATCGCGCGGCCTATGGTAGTACTACCTGTAGCAACAGAAGCGTCAACTTCCACGCTGTCTATCGTCGGATATAAGACACTAAAACCAGTAAAAGTTCCTACACCATCCCCGTCATACCAATCGAATGAATTACTAGAAGTAATTGTAGGGGCTGCCCGCATTGTTACTGGTAAAGTTAAACCTAGCCTGTTAAGAGCAGTGGTGCTACCTCCAACTCCACGCAATCTTGGCTTGCTAAATTGTTGATAATACCTTTGACACCTAGCAAGCTCATCGCTAATGCTTCTGTGCTCAAACGGTGTCGCCTTTTCACCAAGTTCATACTGAAAGCCAGTAAATTGAATGTAGTTACTGGTAGAACCCATGAGATTTATTTGATTTGTACTATTGACGCGGGATGCTCCATCAGTATTCCAAGAGGTAGTGTTTTGCCCTGAACTGCTAAAGTTTGATCCAGCGTCCAGCCAGATCTGAAATTCAATACCAGTAGTATTGTCGTCGTCAATAGCTGTAGCAGTATTGCCAATGAAGGTAATTGTTTTGTATTCCCAAGTATTGACAGACTGGATCTCTACACTTCCTGCAAGATAAGGTGGTCCTGTGTTTACTTCTGAAGTTACTGATAAATTACCAGTCATATTTGATTTGACATAAAAAGACAAAGTTGTAGTCTTTGCGTCAGATGTACCGTAATTTAGATGCTGAAGGTCTTGCCCCTCAATGTTGTATTGAAGAATGTTGAAATTACCGGCGGAAGTCGGGGTACTAGCAGTTGTAGTTGCAACTTTAATTGATTTATTAAAACCAGCTGGTCCGTCTGATTCTTGCGTAACAGTAAACGCTCCACCCGAATCTTTGCTAAGTCTGAATCTGTCTACAGTGTAGACTGCGACAGCACCTGTGCCAATAGCAAAAGTTGTACCTCTTTGACTGATTCGACAGTCTCCGTTAATAATAAGATTTCTGCTACTCAACGCACCAGCAGTTGGGAAAGTTTCCCCGTGAATCGTCGTAGGCTCTAGATCACCATCAAGAGTAATCTTGTCATTACCTGCATCGACGACAAATAAGTTTGCTTTTGTATCACCCTCTACACGGAAATCAACATTATCGCCATCTTCATTGAAGACAATTGCAGTAGGTCCAAAATCAGCGATCTTATTGTTGTTCGAGCTGACAGATGTGATCCCAGTACCGCCTCGGAATAGGCCAGTATCAAGGTCCTGGTTGAAGGTAATCGAGGGCGTGCCGGCATCCCCATCAGGGAATGCATGGCCTGCTGTCACATAGTCGGCGCCAGCAAGAATGACACCGAAGAAGGACTGACCGGATGCTGGTGCCGCACTGAAGACGATGTTCGTACCAGTCAACTGGAAACCGTTAGTGCCTGTTCCATCCGGTTCCTGGATGACACCACCAACAGAAATCAGGCAGTTCTCCGAAGCAATCGGGAAGGGAACTGGTGAGACACCACCAACTTGAAGGGCGAACGAAGTCGTAGATCCATCAAAGCTTGAGCTAATATCATCAATGCTTTGATACGTACTCTGAGCGATCTGCGGGCTCTGGCCGATATATCCCATGATGTAGATCTATTTATTCATCTATTGTATTAGGGCCTGACGTAGAAGGCTTACGCGGCCAGACGACTGATTCCGGACCGGTCTCTGCATAGGTGGTCGGAATGTCGCGAAGGGTCTGACGATAAGCAGCCCATTGAGCCTGATCAACAGTGCAGCCAGGGATCATTGTCCAGTCTGAATCACGGAGGAGTTCATCACGTTTTAGACGTACATGCTCCCAAGTGTTAGTATCTTCAGCAGGTTCCGGGGTGTTGCCTTCAGCGACCCACTCAAGGTATTCCTGATAGTCGCGATTACCCACATCGTATGGAAGCCAAATGATGCTCCCATCATCATTGATTTTTTTGATGACGACAGGATCGCCGCCATAAGGAGGGTTCGCAAGTTGATAGTTCATAGTTCAGCGCTAGCTTCAAGAATAGGTGCACCTGAAATTGAGGCTGCAAATAGTCCACCTGTCATGCCGGTGTCAGCGGTTGTGAGATTTGCACCAATTTGGGTTGAAGAAACACTAAATACAGAATTTAACCCAGTTACGTTAACTGCAGCACGGCCAAATTGAGCAACGGTTCCAGGTGAAGATCTCAGACTACTAGGAGTCGTTGCCGTAGCCCGCTTCTCTACTTTAAAGAAAAAGACAACATCAACATCAGAGGTGTTGACCGTGCGTCCTGTGCAGTTACCCAATAGCTCGTAATACCTTAGGCACCTAGCAAGCTCATCGCCATAGCTCCTGTGCTCAAACGGTGTCGCGGTGTTACCGACTTCGATTTGGACGCCCGTGATTTGCCAAGAAGCGTTTAGGGTTTCATTCAAATTAACGGTAGCTGATGTACCTCTTTTGTAGGTAGAGCCCCACGTCGTTCCTGCAGTGCCGTGATCATTGGATCCAGTTCCAAGAGCCATTTGAACACCGAGCCCGATCCCATTAGTTGTGTTCCACGTTCCAGAAGTGTCACCAGGGACAGTGATCGTTTTACGCACCCAAGTGCTTACTTCACTGGCTGCAATGGTGTAGGTTGTTAAAAAAGCTCGGTCAACGCCTGCGTTGAAAAAACTAATTGGATAAGTTCCGGTTACGCTTGACTTTACGTAAAAAGACATAGTAAAGGCTTTAGCGTCTGCCGTCCCAAACCCCATTTGAGCCCAGTTGTAACCCTCAATGCGATGGTCAGCTCCTACGAACCGGTCATCACCAGATGATGTTTCAGTAGTTGTGACAGTTGTTTTGAGAGAGTGCTTAAAACCTGCAGGACTATCTGAAACTTGTTGGATAGTCGCAGCAAGCGTAGACATGTCATGCTTTTCATGAAGGAATCTGTCCACGCTATAAGCGGTTCCAGCTGAGTAAGAAATACTTGATCCACTATTTCTCTGATCTATACACATATCACCATTGATAACCAGATTCCGATTACCAAGCTTGTCAGCAACGCTATCACCAAGCCGCTGACCATCGATATCAGTTAATGGCATTATCGATTACCTCCTTAGGTTTGCTCAAGGTAGCTAACAGAAAGATCCAACGCAGTGGCCGTGTCAGCACGTGCCCTCAACACATCACTGGATTCCATGATGATCTTAGAACCTGAGATGATCTCCAAAGATCCACCTCCAGGAACAGGAGCGTTCCTAATAATATAGATGTCATCACCCGTATTTGTCACAAGATAAATATCAACGTCAGCGCTGGTGCCGGTCTTGTTCGAGACCAAGATACTCAGAAGAACGTGAGTCGCACTAGCACCCGCAGTCAAGATATTAGTGGCGGTGTCAGTGATAGCCGTGGTTACCAGGCTTGACTTAGTAGCGATCTTAAAAGTGTTTGCCATATCAGCCTAGAGCCACAATTAATGCAAGGTTTGATGTGTTTTCAAAGTTCCCAGTGACCGTAAGATCACCTGTAATTGAAACGTTACCTGGGATAGTTACAGCGCCTGCTGCGTCTATTGTAAGTCTAGCAACTCCACCGGTCACGAGACTAATTTGATCCGGGCCACCACTGATAATTCCAGTGTTGGAATCAGTAGCAAACTTAAGAGCACAACTTGTTAATGAACCAAGTGAAAGTGCTGAGTTCGTTCCATCTTCTCTAAGAAGCGGGAAGCCTCCAGCCTGTACTCCATCGTGGACGACTGTACTGTTCTTATCAGTATCTACAGTGACTTCACCCGAAGCACCAGTGAAGCCTGAGTGCTGGGCTGTTGAGCCTCTGCGAAATTGTACTTGGGTTGCCATAACTCTATCCTAATGCAACTGCAATTGCGGTAGCAAAACTTTCGGTGGAGATTGTTCCATCGGTATCAGGAACAGTCATAGTTCGGGTATTACTTGTAGTAATGCCTGAACATTCGAAAGCAAGCTTTTTAGAACTGTCGCCGTTATCGCTAATTCTGAAACTATCATCAACAAAAGTCCCGCCGGGAATCGTCGAAGCTGAAGTCAATAATGTGCCAGTTTCATCCGGCACTGTGATAGTTCGGTCGGCTCCTAGTGCTGCTGGTGTGAGCGTAACTGCGCGAGAGCTGGATCCACCCCCACGTCCGTTGATCAGGATTGCGTCTTGCGTTGAAGCCTGCTCAAAGCGTTGTCCAGTTGTATTTTGAAATGTATTTGACGCCGTGAATGTTTTAGCCCCCGAGATTGTTTCATTAACATCCGTAAGAGAGACTGTTCCTCCAGCATTCGGTAATACAATTGTGCGGTTGGCACTCAAAGCTTCAGGTGTAAGGGTCACCGCATAAGAATTACTACCACCACCACGACCATTGATGACAACACCATCGTTCGTCGCGGCCTGTTCAAACCTTTGACCGGATGAATTCCTGAATGTATTGTTGCCTGTAAATGTTTGGTCAGTGCCCAGGACAACGATTGTATCGTTGGCATCCTGAACGGTCAAAGTCCGAGTCGTTGATGTAGTGATTCCACTTAAAGCGAACGCCAACTGCTTCGTGTTGTCCGTGGTATTGCGGACTCTGAAGCCGCCATCATTCGTGACCACTGCGGTCGACGTCACTGATGTCAAACCAGCAAGGGTCAGTGTGGAAGAACCTAGAGATACAGCACTCGTGCCGATCGTGATGGAGCTGTTGCTCAATGACGAGTTCGGAATACTCCCGAGGGCGAATACACCTGTGCTCGAGTTGTAACTGATTCCAGTGGAGCTGGTGACACTGAAATGAGCACGAACCTCAGCTGCGCTTGGGCCTGTATATGTGATTACACCCGTGCTGCTGTTGTAGCCAAGAGATCCATCGCCCCCAGAATCCGTAACACTGATTGCACCACGTGCTCTTGCGTCCGTGAAATAAAGATTTCCGCTCTCAGGAACAATGCCGGTATCAAGGGTGTCAGTGGTCGACTGGTTACTGGCATTGCCAATGAAGATCTTGCCGTTGTCTAAGTTCGGTGTTGCGTTCGAGCGGCCTGGACCAAGTACAAGAATGCGTCCGTTGCTGTCTACCTTGGTGACCTTGCCGATGTTTTGAATCTGGCTGGCCTCACCCGTCGGAGGCGTGGTCGTTAAGTCACCCGCTGTGGTGCTGATATAAACGGTATCACCAGCCGTAAAAGAGCTCGTGTCATAACCCTGAGCAACACCTGTAGCGATGACAGCACCATTGGCGTTATTGGTGATTTGCTCAGCGACAAGACCAATACAAGGCATTTTGGTCGCATCATTGGCGTCTGCAGGAGCCACCAGAGGTCGATTACTGCCTGACGCGTACCCAACGATTGCAACTGGAGTGCCCTTGGCGAGAGTTGACCCCGTTTCATTACGTACAAGTTCAACTACATTCTCTGCTTCTTTAACTTGATAGGTGTCCCCAAGTGAAACAGTGGTCGTCACACCACGAGCATCTTCGAAATCAATGCTGCTGTTCGTTAAAGAAGAATTTGGAATACTTGCAAGGGCAAATACACCTGTAGAAGACGTATAAGTGATGCCTGTGGCGCTCGTAGCCGACAGCAAGCCTCTGACCACGGCATCTGTGACCTGAGTAAACTCAAATGCACCTGTGGTGGAGTTATAAGTTAAGCTTCCTAATCCAGTTGCAGGACTGGGGCTGACAGTCGAAAGAGAAATCGAACCGCGAGCCCTTGCTTGAGTAAAGTATTGATTACTAGAACCTTCACTCAGATCATCCGTATCATTTCCGGCAAAATCTAATCCATCAGTCGGAGTATTGACCTCTTGAAAGAGACCAGATACTAATGCAATTGCCTTTCTAGTTGCCATAATATTAACTTAATAAGATCGGTGGTTCCAATTGAATGGCAAACTCTGTAGTTGAAGTGGCTTCACCGACTCTGACTACATAATTACCTGCACCAGTAGGTGCAGTCGTGGTGATCGCTCCTGCGCTTGCGGCAGAGAGGAAGTAGTGATCACCAGCATCAAGACCCGTCATCGCCTCCACGCCAGTCACCAGGACTTTCACTTCCTCACCTAAAGCTTTGGTTGTGTCTGCAATCCCAACTACATAGGCCTTATCAAGAGTGTCGTTTGCAATAGCTTTACCTACCTGTCCGTCGCTCTGACGCATGTACAGAGCGTCACCCTGATCGACTGCTTCAAAAGTTGTAGCATTAAAGCCGACCCTGAAAGGAATAAAAGTTGGGAAACCGTCTTTAAGATCAATCAGCGCGTCGACGAGGCCACGGTAGTTCGGCGCATAAGGTGCTCGAGTCATCGTGAAACCATGTCCAGTCATCAGGTCAACAAGTACCTGTAGAGCTCCTTCTATGTTGGGCTCGTAGGCAACTGCCATATGACCGTATACTTTTTCATTATTCTAAATTGTTGAACCCTTTAGAATAAAGAGAGGGGATTTATACCGTGACTCCAGAAATAATTACAGCTGCAATTACTGGAGGTATCGGTGCATTTACCGGTCTCTCGCGTGCTCTTAATGGGTTCAGCAAAAAACTAGATCGTCGCTTCGAGAGAATAGAAGACGACATTGATATGCTCCACGATCGGCTCGCACGAGAGTACGTATTGAAAGAAGACTTTCTACGCGAGATGGAAGCCGTTCACAATAAACTCGATCGAATTCTCGATCACCTTTTGAAGTCTTAGATTGCTACCCAGGCAGAACCGTTCCAAATAAACAGGCCGGGAATCGCAGTGTCATAGTGGAGCTGACCACTCACGGGACTCGTTGGCTTACCTGAGCTGACAGAGGCCACTGCTTTGGGTGTCTGGAAAGCACTACCGTCGTGGATCTTAAGGATATGGGTGCTCGAGGTGTCGAGCCAGTTCTCTCCTTTACAGAACGAACCAAAGCCTGCCGAAGGAGTGTTGGGCTGACTGGAGCCTACAAAGGTCGGGCCTGCTTTGATGAGGCCGGTAGAAGGTGAAGCCGTATCATCCTTGAAATAGAGCCCAGGATCGCCCGCATTGAAGTTGATGCAGAGCTCCGCTTCACCGATTCGTGCTGGTGTGGGACGATCATGTAAAACTTTTGATCGACGGCTCAAAATCTGGATCGTCATGATTAATTATTGATATAGAGGCCAGAATCAACCAAGATTGGCTGAGGTAAGAAGGGAGAATATGTTCGACAGTCTAGTTCACTTGAAGTACCAACTGAAACAGGCGTGCCGTTGACATAAGTGCCTCCATCGATCTCACCAAACTGGAAATCACTGGTGTAATCAGTCAGAGGCTGATCCAGCATGCCGATTTTGGTGTCCTGAATAATATCTGGATCAATATTGAACAATTTATTCATCATTTGCAGCATATTCATCGTCGAATTGACCGTTCTGCCGCTTCTATCCAGTTGACCTGCTTCATTTCGACGAATAGAGTCGGTCATCATCATGCTGACCAAGTTATCGTCAAAATTACCCACCTGAGTAGGCTGATTTCGGTCGCCGCTAATTTCTTTTGCACCTGACCAGGGCATTCCGTAGCTCATCATTGACATTCTTTCAGCCTGCATACGGATTCGGTCGTTTTCTTTCTCAAGCTTGTCGTAAAAACGCTCTAAAGCCACACCTAGAGGCTGATCGTTAGGCTCGAGCAGCCAACTGCCTACATATTCATGGTTTTTAAGGTTCCTCACCACGCAATAGCCGAGAGTTGTGTTGCTGAAGGGGTAAACAATCTTGAAATTATCTTTATCTACAACTTCTGAGACCGTATATTCACCGTCAATCGCACTTCCGCTCGTAAAATCAAGTCGAATCCTTGTATTAACACCGAGACGATGGTCCGTGGCGGTCACTGTGATATTCGGGCCACCATCTTGGCTGTACAGAGCCGATAAATTGATGGGTTCGTTTCCCTCATCGTGGACAATCGACCACATCGCAGCATAAATATGCTTGCACCACCGCGTTTGGTAGTACATGAGGTTCGGATATGAGAACTCACTGCCGTCCTCATAGGTCGGAAGGTTGTAGAAGTTATTTACAGCTACATATCCAAAGTCACTGTAAACGCCGACATCATCACGGGTGTCAATTAGATCACCTTCGCGGTCGATTCGCTGTCCTGGCTTAACACTGTTCAGTTGAGTGACAGGGAACTTACGTTTCTGCGCCTCCGAATAGAGATTAAAGTTGTCACGACGCATAAAATCTTGACAACTGCACTGGTAACGAACCTCAGTGGTCAGATATCTGTCAACTTTGAAGCCCCGATGCGCTGGAGTGACTGTTGTGGGTTTATTATCAATGACCTTTTCGCCATAGCTGTCATCACGCTGAAATAAGATCTCATTTGTATCTTTGTCAGTGCCTGTAACTGTGTAACCCACGTAGTCTTCATAGTCATAACCACGGATTCTTCGGTTAACGATGGCGGTACCAAACGTAGTGCCTGAGGCAACTGAAGTCACAGTGAATTGAGTGGCGCTAGTAACAGTCACATCGTATAGACCCGGTATCGCAGTCCCTGATGTAAACACCATAAGAACTTCATTACCTGTTGCTAGACCGTGTGCAGCAGTACAGTTGACCGTAATTGTGGTTAGTGACTGAGAATAAGTTGCAAAAATGCCAGGATCACGTTCAATTACACGGTCAGCAAGACGTTCGCCGGCAAAAAAGTTGACGGGTGTAGGGATAAAACGTATTTGAACACGCATTTGCTCCCAATTAAGGTCACTAAAAGTAGTTTCTTTGCGGTAAACAACGTTTCCACTTGTCGTAACAGATGCCGCAGCAGTACAGGTGAATGTATTTTGCGTAGTTCCAGTAATTGCAAGCGTCGCGTCAACACCAGAACCGGTTGTAAAATCTAAAAAAACATCATCGCCCGTTTCTAGACCGTGGTCACTCGAAGTAATCGTTACAGTAGTTCCTGATTGTGAGTACGTACCAGAAACTTCACCCGTCAAATACCGTACGGCAGTAATCGGAAGACCGAAGTTGTAGAAACTGAAGCTATTGGCGTCACGGATCCCCACCATCTGCGTTCCCATCTCAGGTGTGGAGCTTGGAAAGGTGAAAACACGGGCAGGAATAAACACTCCAGGGAACTGCTGGAATGCTACATACATTCTGAAGTCGCCACGAGTATTACGATCCTTAGAACTTGTACCCATGTATGTCTGGGTAATGCTGTAAAGATCGTATCCACGTCGCCAACGTGACCAAAGCGAGTCCCTGTTGTAGAACTTGGTCTCGCTATCGTAGTCTTCATTATCAGGCTGAAAATCGTACAGCCTTGATTTAAATTTTATATCTGTGTTCGGCTTAAAGTTTGTCTGTTTTTCAAACTTCTTTGCGTACTTGCCATCAAAGCTCTGGCTTGAAGAACCAAACCCCCCGACTTCGAATGGCATAACCTTAAATCAATAGAAGCCGCCTTGGACGCCCACGTAGAAACCGTTGGTCAAAGCCGTAGAACCACTTACAGCAGCGTACAAAGCTTGGCCACGTTTGAGCATCAGTCCGCGTTGTTTTGGTGCGATCTGGCTATTCGCAGCATCAAAGTTGGCGCCAGCCTGAACCACGGGATGGTTAATTAAAGGGAGATCGCGATTAAGAGTCAGGCTGTAGCTGAGATTTTCGTAGGTCGAATCAACGCTTGCAGTAAAGACAGGGAAAAACTGATTCGTATTACTAACTGTGCCAACATTAACAAGATAAAAACAAATGTCGGTCGGAAGGTAGACACTGACATCACCACTTGTAGTTGTGCTTGGAATGGTGGCTTCAAAAGTGGTAGAAGTAACCGCTGTGACTGTAAATTCGTCATCCGTTAAAGTTCCGGATGTAAAATCGCAGTACACTTTTTGTCCAACCTGCAAATTGTGTCCTGCAGAGATCGTTACAGTGAGTGTAGTACCCGACGCACTATAGGTTCCTGATGTTGCAGATTTAGCGTCAATAAATTGATTCGTTCGCTTGGTATATGTCAACCAAATCTCATCAATGTAAGCGCCTGAGATCGAGGTATCCGTGCTGGCAGAGTCAACATCGAATACTTGTGTGGCGTTACCGACAGCGGTGGGGACTAGACTCGTACGAAACTCTTGTCCAGAGGCGACGGTCAACAACGTAGAAGTCGTTGCTGGACGGTCCACCATAAGTGGCTGTTTATTTGAACTACTACTTGACACGTCTGACTAGCGAGTTGCGTTAAAAATATTATAGCCGAGTTGGTTTAATCTTTTTTCTTCTTCTCTTCCATGCGCTTACGTGCCTTGGTGACAGCGTCTTTACGCTTCTCCTTGTCAGTCTGTTTAGGATCCTTATCAGAACCTTCTTTCTCTTCTTGCTTTTTCTTGAAATGAGCTAACAGCTCAGGCGGCATTTTCTTACCCATGGTCACTCCTCCTCTTCTTCGTTTTTATCGACACCAAGTGCCTGTCCAGCCATGCGGGGCTTGGGCTCATCTCTTATTGGAGTCTGGGGTGCAGCAGCTCTTGCGCGAGCTGACCGCATCTCATCTGTCTGACTATCAGATCGGGTTTTACCCATTTTGACGGTAAGTTAAAGGTCTAAATCGCGGATACCCGCACGCAGCTCATTGCGTAGATCTGCTCCAGGGGCGTACGGTTCTGGCGCAACACCTGGTTGTAATAAGTTTAAATCTAAAACATCTCCCGCCATGCGCGGCTTTCTTGCCGCAACCTTACCGGACTTAGGTTTAGGTCCGGCTGGAATATCGCGACGTCGAAGGCCAAACATGTAGCCAATATTAGTCCGAGGTTTGACCACATCAAAGAGCTGCTACTGTAAAGTCAATCGTCGCAGCCGTTCCACCAGTCTCACTGACAAAGACAGGCCGGATATATTTGACAGGACGCCCAGTCACACTATAAAAATAGTTGCCGTTTGCAGTGATCGTCTGATCTGCAATGATGTCGGCCCAGTCGCTGTTGTTGAGGCTGCCCTGCAGAGCTACAACGACATTAGTATTAATAGCAGCAACTTTCACAAACAGCGTATAGCTTGAAGTGGCGAAATAGTTGTTGACTGCAACCTGCACTTCGCTCCCATTCCCAGGGGCAGTCAGCTGTGTGCTGGTATCAAAGATAGTATCCTGAAAATAATTTACGCCTGCCATTGCGCCTGCACGGGTCTTTTATTAAGAATAACAGGGGGAATGCTATCGCTATATGAGCGTGAAACTTCCCTCATGTAAGCAGGATTGTTGAGCTGATACCTAGGATCTTCCTCACCTGTGTATGACACCACGAACTGACATCTATCGTGGTTCTCCTGTTTTGCAGTATTGAAAGGATCGCTGAATCCTGCCGTGCTCATCTGATAGTCGTTGTACATATTCCTGTACAAGACCGGAAATGACTGACTATATCCAGGAACCTGCGCGAATCGCATCACTCAAAAAACTGAGGAGGGCTCATGGCCTCTGTCAGTGCACTCTGGACATCAACTTTTGAACCACCTAAACCGGGACGCAAAGATCTAAACATCTTTAAAAAGTCAAATGCTTTAGGTTCTGTCTTCTTCTCGGTTTTAGCCTCTTCAACTGGAGGTGGTGCCGTAGGTGGAGTTGTCGCTGGGAGCGGCGCAGCACCACCAGCCAATGCACGTTTAGCAGCTTCTTGTGCTTCCGGGAGATACTGTTTGTATGCGCCAGAGGTATAAACCGACCAAGCTCCGAGACCTTGCCTTTTGCGGATATCTAATGCTGCTTTGGCGTTCACCGTGGGATTCTTGAGCTCTTCGTTGCTTCTCAATCCGTAACGCTGGCGCCTCTCCTCGCCGAGCTTGTATCCAGGCTCATCAAGCATGTTGATCTGAAACAGGCCATATGAATCGTCTGGGTATCTTGGATTATGTGCTTTGGGGTTTAATCCTGATTCTGCAGTAGAGATCGCAATCATTGTCGGGATCTCGGACTGCTTGAAACCAGCCTGATTAAGGATTACTGCTAATTGACCTGGAGTTACTCTTGACACGGTTTCAGCGGTGATTGGTTTCGAGAATGAGGCGGGTGCCAACAGCAACATCAGCGGGGCCAGGAAGAGCTTGGATAAACTCGGCACCTTCACGGTTGAACCTATACCTAGCCTGCTCAGGATTCCTGTAGTTTGGTACATATAAATGCAGGGCCAAACGATCAGTCTCGTATAGATAAATCTGAGTCCAAGTCTTCAACGTATCTTTGAAGTCCGTGGTGGCGATCGTACGGTCGACGTCACCAGCAATGGACTCCACTCGACCACGAGGGACAGTGTTGTTATTGATTGTCCCGGTCATGTCGGTACGCTTCTCAGCTTCGTCGCACCGCTCGACCTGCTCAACGATCTTGCTATACCAATAGGAGTCCTGAACGTTATCCAGAGCTTCTTCTAATCGTGCAATGTCACCGGCAGGCACTGAGGTGAGGTTATAACCTAAATGCCACCGTACCTTTGACTTAATGAAAGTATCAAGCTGCATTAATCAACACCGATGCATTATTGGTACAGCTTTTAGATGCACCAATAACACATTAACACGCGCCAATAATTACTCGACACGCACAAGGTTCTCGCCGAAAATTTGATCCCAATCAACACGCTTAATTGACTTGAGCTGCTCCAATCGCTGGAAACGCTCACCAGGGAGCGACAGCTGAAGATCTTTGATGTCGCGAGCAGTCTTCAGGCCAACACCAGGAAGAGCATCCGCGATCTGCCGCGCAGATGCGAGATTCAGATTCACACGAGTGTCAATCGGAAAAGTTTCTTTCTTGGTCGGCTTCGCTGGCTTCACACCTTCTGCAGCCAGAGACTCTGTCAGACGCTCCTCATTGCGTTCCTGCTCCATGGTTGCATCCAGATGCGGAGTCAGATCATCTTCGTCAATATAAAGAACTTCTTCGTTGGCATCGAGACACATCAGAATGCCTTCCCCGTGCTGAGAAACAACCTCAACTAGACCTCCTGTGACACGGTTCTGGTAAAGCATGATTACAATCGATTACTGATATAGCATATCAAAATAAATTCTTGTAGACAATAAAAAAGCGGGCCATAAAGACCCGCTGTGTTGATATTGTGAGTAACGATCAGGAATCGCTACCGCCCACTTGAGAGGCGAAGTCCAGGCTGCCAACAATATCCATGAAGGAAGTAGCAGCAGCAGGACGCAGGTAGTTGACGCGGCAGATGATGTAAGCGGCCTTACCAGCATCCTTATCATCAGAGCTGATGAAGACACCGTCGCCGTCCACGGTGGTGGAGGTCACGCCGTTGACGTTGTACACCTTGAAGGTGGTGTCAGTGGTGACGCGATACATCATGGCGTTTGCAGCGTCCTGGTCGTCGATACCGGCGGTGGTAACGGCGGTCCAGAAGGGTGCTTCTGCCACGGAAACGTCGGATTCACCCTGGGCGATGGTGCCTGAGGAGAATGCGGTGGTGATGGCGGTAGCAGCAGCCAGACCGTTGGCCTGGGTAGCGGGGACGCCATAGGGAACGCCGCTGTTGTCGGGACCGAACAGCAGGATCTCGGTGTTGGTGCCGTCGATATCTGCAGTCAGAGGAGTAGCAGGATAGGAAGGCTCACCAGCGGAGGGGATGTCCTGGCCGATTGCAATCGAAGCGCTGTAGATGTAAGCGGGACGATCAGCGTCAGCTTGGACGACCAGGGAGGTGCGGTCATCGCGCACACGGTCGCTGGAGCGACGGTCGGGAGAAGGAACCGTCAGGTTGAAGCTCTTGTTGTCAGCTTTGTCAGCGGCCAGGTTGGTCACTTTGACATAACCAACCATTTCGTAGAGCTCGAAGCCAGGCCAGCCAAAAACACCTTCGGTGTTGTAGGAGGACAGGCGGTTGATTTGATTACCGGGCTGCAGAATAGCGCCCTTTTCAGCAGTGTAAGATGCCATTAGTTACGTACCTCCTTTATCACTCAGTAATGGTGAAGGCGGTGGTCACGAAGTCCTTATTCAGGTTCGCGAAACCGGCGTACAGCTGCCAAATCAGGATGATGAAGCGGCTGAAGTCGTCGTTGTTGTTGATCAGCACCTGAGCGTTCGGGCCGCCGATACCAACACCAACTGCCTGAGGACCGAAGAACAGGCCAGCAGGAGTGGTACGACCAGCAACCGCGCCGGAACCATCGCCAATGTCAACAGTTGCAGTCTTGCTGGGGAAGTTAGTGGACTCGAAGAAGCGCACACCCTCGAACACGAAGCCGGAAGGCATGACGGGCTCACCAGCCACGAACTGAGCCTGGCCATACTGACCACCCTGATACAGAGCAGCGTTAGGAGCGGTCATACCCATCAGAGGGTTGGGGGCGCCCATGCCAGGATAACGAGCCACTTCGCGGAAGCCCTGGTCAGCACGCAGGTCCTTCATGAAGGAAGGATCAGCGATACAACGGTAGTAACCGTCTTGGAACACAGGAACGTTGCGCTTACGCAGGCTCTTGACAACGTTCAGGAGGTCAGTCTTGACGTTGAACTTGAAGCGCTCTGAGGCGTACTCGGTAGCGGTGTATGCACTAACGGTGACACCAGTCTTGGTGTGATCGTTGGGATAGTAGTAACCGCCTTGGGTGTCGCCGGACTGGCCACGAGACTCAGCCTTGAACAGCTCGTCCAGGAACACACGATCGCGCCAACGACGGTAGTCGTCGAGCAGGGTCAGCGAACCGATGGACTGGTGGAACATGTTGAGGTTCCCGGTGTCCAGCAGGAGACGCTGAGCGGTCATCAGGGTCTCGCGAGCAATCTTGAAGGTGCTCGGGAGATTGGTGTTGTTCGGATCCGCAGGGCCGGTGTACTCACGCAGAGACACAAGCACCTTGTCCTTGACGATCGAACGGCTGTTGGCAGTACCGATCGTTTGGTCTTGGGTACGCTCGCGGCTGGTCTTCGTACCGGGGTTACCGAAGAAACGGTAACGATCCAGCTGCACGGTTTGACCAGGCTGCTTTGTGAAGTCGTGGACTACGACGGGCTCGCAAGCCATCTCCACGACATAAGCCGGGTGGGGGCGGTACAGTTCCGCACCCAACAGCTTGGGAAAGTCGTTATCGATGAACATAATGATTTCTCAGCTAAGTTTTAAGCGCTGATACTTGAGGACAAAAATCCTCTAAATATGGAACTATTCATTCCATTACAAAAAATTATAGCAATGCTTTATCAACTGGGTTATTTAAGCCTCAGGATTTACGAACTGTCCGTAGCCCAGGTTGTACCCACCGATCATGTTGCCAGGGGAATAAGGACCTGAGTTCACGACACCCATAGGACGCATTGGGTTCAGCAATCCGTCAGGGGGCTGAAGAGCAGGATTGGCAGCAGCAATCTCAGGATTGATCGGCGCTTCAGCAGCTGCTTGAGCGGCGGCCATCTCGAGCATTGCTTTTGCAGCCATGGCCTTGTCAACGGCCTTCTTAGCTTTACTGTTGTCCATTACTTTTTACCCTTGTCATATGATTGGGGGAGAGCACCCAGCATCAATTGACCTGTGGGGCGCATGTTTTTCATCAGTTCGTACTGATTACTGGTGTTGATCTGGTTCTGCACCATCTCGGCAGTGCTCAACATCCCAGGAGCCAGAAGGCCATTGCGGGGAAGAGGTGAGCCAGGGAGATTGAGCTTGAGATAAGAATTATCCAAGTCCCGAGGCATGGGAGGGAGAGGATTATCCGCTTCACCAATCTTTGGATCGGGGTCCTGTGCACGTGCGAAGGCATACTCATCAATGTTCCCTGCCTGTACCTGACGTGCAGTATCTCCTGCACCAAACTGAACTAAGCCTGGAGCACCAATAGGTCCGCCTGCAGTACCGATAGCCGCAAGAAAATCATCTGCCCGCTGCCTAGCTCCCGCTTTCTTGTCTTTCATAGTAAAAAAATAGGGGGCAGTTTCCTACCCCCATTTTAAACTTAGTTAAGTTTGGAGATCACTCCATCACCAGGAGCTTGTTGCGGAACACCTCAGGGGTCTGCTGAGCAGAGTTCAGGTAGCGCCAAGCGTTGCTGGGGTCGCGGTCAGCCAGGTTGCCAAAGCTGTTCCAGAAGTCGCCAGCGTTGGCAGGAGCCTGGGGCTGGGGAGGAACGGGCATCTGGGGACGCTCAGGAGCGACTTGCTGAGGAGCGGCAGGCTGCTGCTGTTGGAACTGTTGACCAACAGTCATGCGAGGGGCCTGGACTTGCTCATCGGGGATCGGATGAGGACCGTTCTCGCCGAAGAACTCACAGGTGTAGTCAGCAAGGACGTCAGGATCAGTCAGGATGGCCTCATAAGCTTTGTGCTCATTGGACAATTCCTGGAGAAGCTCACAAGCTTGGACGAGCTGCTGATTGGTTTGAATCAGAGCGTCCTCGACGTCACAGGCGTACTTGTTGACGATCGCTGCAGCATCAGGGCCGAAGTGATCAATAACCTCAAGACTTGCTTCGCTTACTCCGTTGGCCCGCAGCTGATCCGGAGTAATCTCCAGAGAAGTTAGGGAAGAGTCGTTGGAGAATGCCTGGTTGTTGTTGATCGAAGGCGTATAGGTCTGCGCTGCCGGGTTGCTGAACTGGGTTGTTTGTTGGGAACCGTAGCTGGCCGGGTCGATCGCTGGACTCTGAGTCGATTGTTGACCCAGGGACGGGAATTGGACGGGTGAACTCAGGAGCCCCACCACCCGATTGAACGCCTCCTTGTAAGGGTTCTCCGCTTGTTGGGGAGCCTGGTACTGCTGGGGGCTGTACTGAGTAGGGGTTGAGACCGGCGCTTGGGCCGTCCCCATCTGGGCCTGCATTTGCGGGGCTGGGGCCGTTGCCTGCTGATAAGGCGCCACCCATTGGGAAGTCGTTGAAACCGCCGGTGCCTGCGCTGCCGTCTGGGCCGGAGCCGCGTAGCTGCTCGGTTGGGTCGGGGATACTTGGGGTGCCGATTGGGTCGGCATTGCGGTATCGGCCTGCATAAGTTACCTCTTTTTGTAGGCTTTCGAGTGTGCGATAAAGGAAGGGGGTGAGATCAAGTCTCGGATCCGCAGCCATCGGAAGATTTGGTTGCTGCGGATGTGGTGTCCGCATTTCTTGATTGATTAGATCAATGAATGCGGAGTAAGCCCTCTGTACTTCCCCTACCACACGGAATGGGAAACCGGAGAGCATGCCCGCGATCTCGTCATCCGTTTTAGAAGGGAATAGATACTTCAGTGCTTCAATGCTATCAACACCTAACTCTTGCAAGTTTCTGGTGAAGATAGACTGGTTGAGTTTATCCTGTGTTGTGTCTTCATACACAGGACCCATCCAGCGCCAAAGGACAGTTCTATCACCATCTGGTGCAAGTCCTAAGACACCTGGAGGAAGCTCCTCCGTTTCGATGGCCTCATCAATAGCTGCTTGAAGTTTCTGCTCGTATTTAGCTTTCTGTTTATCGTATTTTTCAAGAGCTTTATCGTCTGGATCCTCGGGAAGTTCTGGATACTTGATGTTCTTTGCGTAAGCAAGAGACTTACGGAAAATCTGCTCTTCTTGGAAGATAATCAGCTCGAGGCACCTACAGATGCCGTAGGTATAAAGCTGAAGACACTTCTTCTTAGCAGTGGCGCTGACCCGACCATAAGCAGACTTGTACTCAGTCGCGGTGACATTGGTAATGCTGAGGTCATCGATGCCACCCAAGGCAAGGCGAATCTCACTACGCAGTTGCTCGGCATAACGGGCCTGGTCAGTGCTAACAGCATTCGGTGTGATGAAACCGACGCGATCGGTTGGCTCCAGGTTGGCGATGACCCTGGGGACACGCATACCAGAACCAGGCTTCCCGACGTAACCGGGAGATTGACGGGTGATCGGGTCCTGCTTGTATGTCGAACTGGATAAAGAGAACTCAGACTCGAAGCCAGATTGGCTTGAGATGCTGGGGCGCTGGCCAGGGGTGTCTTTGTCGTACTCGACGATGTCTTGCTTAGGCCGCGACGACAGCAACGTCGGGTTGCCGAAGAACGAGAGGTTGGCGCGGATATTTTTTACCATCTCGTCGTGAGCAACGATCTGGTTCGCCATCCACTCAAACTCACCAGAGCCGTCAGTACCGAAAGCGTCTGGATTGTTTAGGACCTCAACACAAGGGATGAACTCCATTGTGTTTTTTAAAGTCTTCTTATCAGTAAATGCGTACTCCAGGTCAGGGTTATCGAAGCCGATCTCCTGCTCACTGTGCTGCTCTTGAATCTCCGTGGCGGTGATCCTCAGGCGCATGTAACGCTTATCAGTACTCAGGCCGACGCCCTGGAAACCTTTCTTGGATTTGACCTTATATGGATAGATAATGATGACTTCTTCTAAGTCACCTTCGGGAGAGTAGTAAGTGCGGTAAGAATCGCGATCGAACCAATAAATACGATAAGTTTTCTGAGTTGGTCGGATATAGAACAGTCCCTTACCGTAAGCCAGGAAACGATCCCAGATGGAGTCGAGCCGAGCATCAAGCTTGTTGAATTTGATGACTTGCTGGACGAAGTCATAGCGCTGTGAACCGAAGTTGTCCTGCTGCGGGTAGAACTCGACACCCTGCCGAATCCCAAACATCTTCATTTGGGACAGGTGCGCGTTCACCAACATGGTGTCCGCAGGGCCTGTACTGTCGCGAGAGACTACCGACTTAAGGATAGACTCAAGTTGTGATTTAGCACTATCGCCCATTCTGTTTGTTAGGTCTACTGATCAATATCGTAACCAGCTTCTATACGTTTGAAAGTAATGACTCCGTCCTCAGCTTCAACATCAAAGCGTTCATTGGGTTGAAGTGAGAGGTCGTGGCACAACTCATCCGGTAGAGGGATGACAGCAGAACCATAAGCATCTTGCTCAAGCTCCACTTCGTAGTAGCTGGGTGACATCGCGTTTGAATACATATAGTTTAAATCGTCAATACTCTAACTCCAATTTGCCTCTAGTCATTAGTCCATTACAAAGCCAGACCAGAGCGTCAACACAGTCATCGTGAGAGCTAACTCCAAAGTTAACAATCTCATCCTGAAGTGCCTGGAATTTCCTATATTTATTAAAGGTGATCTTCCGCTGTTCGAAGAGACCCATGATGCCACGGAAGCGAGCAACCTTGTCTCCACGGAATCCTTTGACCGGATGCCAGTTCACGTTGTAAAGACCGTGTTCACCTTGACAGATACGTTTAAAGTCTGCCTCCAGTGATGCCTGGTAGGCCACAGCTTCTGACCAAACCTCGATACTGCTACCTGTAGGGAAATATTGATCTTTTTCTTTGTGTACAACACCCCACTCTTCCATCATCTCCATTAAGGCTTCTAATTTTTCAAGGTTTCCCATGATGCGAAGTCTCTTACAATCAATGATGTGTATCTTCCCTCCCACTCGCCCTCCCATCACGAAGACCGTATAGTCGTTTCGTTCTCTGACACCTGCAGAAAGATCGACCCCGATTCCTAAAGTATCGAATTGAGTGGCGATTTCACCTTTGACGATCAAATCAGGAGAAAGAGAAAGTTCGCTGGTTTGAACGACCTGATTTTGGTACTGGAAAGAAAAAGCGATTGGGGCTTGGCGACGCCGGTCGCGCAAATAATCGAGCGACCACATTTCTGGCCAATACGATTGCTCATCTCCGTTCTTGTCTACGGAAATGGCTGATTGGACGATTTGCACCCAGTTGTTGGCTGGAATGAACGTGGAGTTATGAATGTCGTCATGGCGGAAGCGGGTGCCAAGACAGATCGCACGACCACCCTCAAACATCGTCGGAACAATAACTGAGTTCCAGTTATCTTCCATGGCTTGCCGGATATCACGGTTTTTGATGTCATCCGCACTCTTGATGGCGTCATCAATGATGCAAAGGTGTGAACGCTTCGAGGTCACCGCACCCTTGAGACCTGCACAACAGACCGTGAACTCTTCTTCACCTGCTGTCCGGATCCCGGCGAACTTCCAATCAATACTCCAATATTCATTTGAATTGATTCCCTTTGCGATCTTAACGGTGGGAAAGATCTCCTTATAAGTCTTACTCTCCTCAATGATCCTCTTGATTGCTGCGCTCTTGGGTCGTGCCACATCAACCGTGTAGGAGATGTAGAGGATTTTCAAAGGTTTTTTCGCCAATGCATGAACACCAACAGCCCAGGCTGTGTACAAACCTAAGATCGTGGATTTCGCACTACCGCGTGGCGCCAGGATATCGATATTTGGTCCACCGATACCAATTAGACATTCAGAGTCTTCACCAGTGCAAAGATACTTATGCCATTCCTTATGGTGCGTAGCAGGGGGCTTATCACCGACTACATCACAAAAATAAGCAAAATCCTTACGTGCACGTTCGATATCAATGTTCGACGTCTTCTTTACAACGCGCTGCTGAGCGGCAGCTCGTGCTGTGCGTCGATACACACTATAGATACTTGTACCTGCCATGCACAAAGCATAGCGTAAGGATCCTACGATTCTTCTTGCAAAATCTTAGTCCAGACGCCCATCGAGGCCTCCTGGAGTGGACCTTCAATCGGATCATCACGGAAGATCGTTAACATCTCACGAAGTGCACGATCAGCACCAGCAAGAATCAAACCTTGCTTGTCCATCAATACCTTCTCATCATTCAACTGCTTGATCGAACCACGCAGTTCCTTCTGCATCATTGCGATGCGTGATGTACCCATATCTTGCTTCACCATCCCCATGTCGATCGCATCTCGCAACTTGGAGATGTCCATCGTCATGTGATCAATTTCCATCTCCAGAACAGCAGCAAAATCCCGCTTCTTAAAGTTCTCCGTAGACCACTCGTCACATTCGACGATTGTTCCGGTGAACCCCAGGAAACGGGCGTACAGATAGATCTGGATGGGTGTTCGGGCTCTTTTGCAAAAAGCTAGAAAGGATTCACGGTCTTTGTCGGTTAGTTCGTGAATCCAATCAATCATGTCCGATATTGGCTTTGCGCCTGCTCGTAATCCCTGTTCTCTTTATAGCGCCGGAACATCTCTGCTTGCAACGCAGTAGCACGTTGTTCTTCTGCTGTTTTTCCGACGGTCTTCCGTTGCTCTTCACCAGTAGTACGGACCGTTGCACGTTCTTCTTGACCCCTGGTTTGCGTGGTCAGACGTTCCTGTGCACCAGTGGTCTCGATCGCTCTGCGCTGCTCAGTACCACGGGTCTGGATCAGACCAGTCTCAATCTGACCGGCTTGTTCTTGCGTGAGCCGAGTTTGGCGACCAGTTTCACCAATTGTGGCGCGTTGCTCCTGACCCCGGACCCGGGTCAACCCGGTCTCGATCTCACCAGCTTGCTTCTGCGTTAATCGCGTTTCGGCACCAGTCGCTTGAATACGACGGATGTCCTGGCCAGCGAAGAACTCAGCATTCGTACGGTCGAGCTGAGCTCCAAGCTCCATGTTCAAGCGGGATTGCTTTGCACTCGCCTCATTCAACGCAATTTGCGTCGATAAAGACTGTGTCGGAACAGGAGTAGGCTTCGGCGGCGGTGGGGCCGGAACGTACTTGACCTTTGTCTTTTTCTTCTTTTTACCGCCCATTACTAATACCCGTACGTTGTAATTTTAAATTAGCCAAACCGGCGACCGGTTCCTAATGAACCAAACTGATTAGCGGCTTGCTGTTGCGTGGCGATTGCCATTGCTTCCTTGAGGAACGCATCAGCTGCACCAGTCATCTGCTGCTGCTTCGAAGCCATGATCGCTTGCTGCGCCAGGGGCTGCTGTTGCTTGAAGGCTAAGAAGTCCTTACTTGCAGCGAGAGCTCGAGAGGTTGCACGTGCACCAGCCGCATCCAAGATTGGATAAAGAGCCTGAGCTTGCTTCACAGACTGTTCGGTGCTGATATCACCTGAAGTCCTGAGAAGATCTTTCAAGAGCTCAGCATTGGCTGCACCAATCTCCAAATCGCGGTCAAGTGTCGTATCAAATACTTCTTGGTCCTCTCCCTTAGTCTCAGTTTTCTTTGTCTCGGCTTGATCGGCGACTAATGCGCCGGCTGCTTGCTTCAGAAGATCGTAATTAGACTGCCGTTGCTGAAGGAGATCTTCTTCAGATAGCGCAGGTTTATACACACCCAAGAAATCACCCACTTGCTCCAGGAGGTTCGTAGGCCCTGCTTTCTTCCCTAAGGTCGAGGTGTATCCCTCGGGGAAAAAACTCGTCCCCCGAAGCATATCCTCATACTCAAGGTTCTTCTTGAGAAAATCCTCAGATCTTTGACGAATTGTTGTCATATCACTGGTATTGGTATTGGCGGGTCAGAGCACCACCGGCTTGTTGCAGTGCGCCGAGACCAGCCTGCAGACCAGCGGTTTGAGCAGCCTGTTGCATTGCAGCGCGGGTTTGGATGTTCTGGCGGATGCCAGCACCAGCCATCTGACGCTCGAACTCTTTCTTGGAGCGGGCCTCAGAAGCTGCCTCAATCTCGGGGAGCAGAGTGCGGAGCACATCACGCTGGGTCTGTGCATCCTTCAGAGTTTGAAGACGCTGGCCCATGCCTGCGGGTCCAAGGACATCGGTCGGGCTGCCATAAGGATCAGTCGGTCCGTACTGGCCCATGCCAGGAGGCAGTGCGGCACCACCGTAGACGGGCTTACCGTCAGCGGTGTAACCGATAATGCCCGCTGCGGATTGACCGAGATTGCCAACGGCTCCGGTGGCGGCACCAGTGAGACCGCCTACAAGGCCACCCGCCATTCGTCCTGCGACAGGAGCAACAGCTGATGCTGCCAGAGGCACTAGTGCAGCGCCGATTTGCTTTGCTGCCAGAGGAGTTCCTTTAATGCCGGCCAAAGAAGCTAAGCCTGGAGCAGCTTTTGCAGTGGCAGCCATCGGAGCGCCTAATTTACCGAGACCAAAACGGCCTAATCCATATCCAGCACCGGCGCCTAAGAGACCTCCCATTAGGCCGCCTTCTTTAGCACCTTCAGTAAAGCCAGTCGCGGCAGTAAGGTAAGGCAGAGCTTGCATCGCCAAGCGCCCAGCGCCAGCAACTAAAGGAACAACAGCCATAACTAAATACTTCTTTCTATGTTAATTAGTTTAATTTAGGTAACTTTTGGATTACAACTAACCAAGGGCGCCAGCGCCCGCGCCAATTACAGCGCCAATCGGACCACCAGCAGCAAATCCTTTCAAGCCACCCATCAGCGCACCGCCGATTCTTCCACCAGCGCCTTTGCTATAGGACCCTTCGTATTCAGCGAAATCAGGCTCTCGGGTCGGGGTGTACAGGAACATGTCATCACCCATCGACTGGATAGACCCTACTCCCTTTTTATCTTTGTCTTGGTTCTGGCTATTAATGTAATTAGCCATTGCATCACCGGCCAACTGCGTACCTGATTTCTTACCACCGCCCAAGATCGATCCAAACATGCCAGCCATGCGAGTGGCTGAAGCACGTGACTCATCACTGGGATTGAAGAAGCTTCCGGGTTTCCCAATGCCGAAACCACTAGAAGTCTTGCCGCCAAACGGGTTGTAGTCAATGTTGCCTGCTTTACCGCTCAGGACATCGCTGGGGCTAAATCCACCGACTTTTCCGCCGCCACCGAAAAGGTCAGCTGAATTAAGTCCGCTTTTAAGTGAAGTAGAAAAAGGCATGATTAATCAGTATTGAGGGGTTCCGCCAAAGATTCCTTGGCCAACAGCAATAGGATCAAATAATCTTGAGCCTGACATAGGTTGATTACGTGGTGTCATCGCATCAGCCCGGGCTTGTTGCAACATCAGTTGCTGCTGAAACTTTTGTTCATTCATCCGCATATATCCCTCTTGCCTCACAAGATCAGCTTGTAACTTCTGATCAATTGCCCCCATGGCACCAGCTTGACGTACAGCAATCTCTTCTGCATTGGAGCTAGGGCCGGATTTACCGAGCTGTTCAAGAACCGTCGGAGCAATAGCAGCAAGAGCAACAGTTCCTGCGGGAGCAAATCGACCGATCCTGGCGGCAACAGGAGCTGCTGCTCCTAACTTAGTAGCGATCTTCTCCGCTCCACGAGATATGATTCCGCCTGCTTGTGCTCCTCTCTTTTGAACCATCTCTTCCATGCCTAAGTCACCTAAGTAGGCACTCAAACCCTCACCTGCCATTTTGACAGCGGCCTTGCTTAGATCACGCTTTGCATACTCAGTTTTATAGCCCATTAAATGTTTACTCCACTAGCGCCAGGGAACTTGCTGGCTGTATTAGGACTACGCTCGTTAGATGCATAGTTTGCTGGTTGTGATACCAGTCTATCAAGGTTCTCCGGTCGAATCATTTCTTCCTGTTCAATAATTCCTCGATCACCAGCTTCGATATAAGCTTTCAAGAAATTAGAGGCACGATCGTCATACGCAGGATCGCCGAATGCAGACTCCTGAGTTTGAGCAGCCATATCAATCTTCGCCTGTGACTCAGGACTAACACTCGAAAAAGTCTCACCCCCAGCGAAGAACCCAGGCTGCCTAGGGTTCGTTTGCTTCAACTTACCGGCGAACTTACTCTGAAGACCTGCTGTTTTGACAGGCCCCAAAGTCCCTTCAGCGGGTGACTTTCCGCTTAAGAAATTTTCGTCGGCAACATTTGTTCTTCGAATGTTACTTACCATTATCAGGAAGCAGTGTTAACTTTTGCGGTGATGTCTTCAGCAGCCTTACGTTGTTCGAGGGGCATGCCGTTTTGCTCCAGGAGGCGGACCTTCTGAGCGGCTGCACCAGGAAGCCAGGACTGGGCCATATGCACAGCCAGCTTCTTGATTTCATCAGCGGACAGCTGACCGTCAGCCACAGATTCGACAGCAAGCTCAAAAGCTTTATCAACCTTGGAGCCGTCCCAGTTGCTCAAGTTCTTATCAAGAACTGGGTCGATGATGTCGTAGGCTTTCTCAACAAGGGGGCCATATTTGAGAATGGCCATGGCAGTCATATTCTTCTTCAGGAACACCGCCAGGGCAGTGACCGCTGCGCCGAGAAGGGACGCAATAACCGGTTCGAGGAAGGACATGGTTTCAGAGTATATATGAATATATT